GTCAAGTTCAGAAGAAACAGAGCCAATGTCCACGATTTACCACTTCCCCTACCTCCCGTAATCAAATAGTACCTCGTGTCAGGCTGCTCATAGAATAATGGCTTGTAATCGTCTAAAAGTTGAATCATAGCTAAATTAATTAATTCGGGATTTCCATTTTCCGTTTCATTCCTGTACACTCAGAAACATACCCCCCCTAGGGTAAATTATTTAATTGGGGAATTCCACTTTCCAATCCGTTCCCGTACACTCACGAACATACCCTCCCCCCCTTCTGTAACATATTGATACATAGTTTATTCGTCGCCCAGGTGATGGAGTGCCAATGCTTCATCTTCATCCTCGACTATCTTAGCATTCTCGATTGCAATACTCTTACCAATCCATTGAATAGGGGGCGCAATCTTCTCTCCATTAGTTGTGAGATCAATCTGCTGCTTGGGTAGTCCGAACCTATACGAAAGCCATAACTTGAGTGCTTGCGTGTCTCCTTGTTGGCACTTGTATAGGAGTGCATCCCATATCTGCTGCGGTGCTGCTAACGCATCCATTTGTTCTATGAGTTTAACCTCCATAATCTTCGGCTTTCTTCCCGCCCCCTCTCTCGCACCTCCATTTTTCCCCATAATCCTACAAAAGTTTGTAAAACTGAAATAAAGTGATTATTCAGCCTTAAAGGTAATTGAAATAAAATATACTATTGATTAAAATATATTTGACAATTTACTTGCACTTTATTGCAGCCCTTTGTAATATTGCTCAATGTTTAACCAAAACCCATAAAAACATGACAGATTTAATCATTATTTCAGCGGGCACGATCATAGTTTTTGCCCTTACTTATTTCCTAACCCCTAAACCAGTAAACCAATGAAAAAGACATTGAAAGCAATTGGACTTGTAATTTATTACATCGTGGCATTAATCCCGATTTTTATTCTTGGCTATATGTTAGGTCTTAAACTACTTTAAAGATGGAACTAGAACAAAACATGGAATGGCTAATGAAATGGTTTCCCGATGAAAACCACGCAAAAGGCTTTGAGTTGGCAAAGAAAACTGCACATAGTAAAAGCACTTCGTACCATTCGGGCGGAGGTTTTACTCATTTGTTTTTGCACTTATTGGATGGCAGAGTAATGGCCATTCACTTTATGGACTTTGAGGTTGAGACCTCAGAGAAAAAATTCGATACCCTAGAAAATTATCTTGATGAATGTTTTAACACCTACTAAAAAAATGGAAAATCTAACTATTGAAATTGCAAAAGAGTTTTTGAAATCCAAGGGATTCTATACCGAATACTTGTTTCACAGAAGCCTAGTGACCAAAAAGTACAGTGCAACAAATGAACAAGCGGAGAAGATTATAGCCGATGTTGTTACACAAGGAAATTTATTCGACATCATGGACAATGGTATTTTTATTCTTTGCGATTCTAATTTCATAAAGCCTTTTAATGAGGTTGATGAATTTGACATTCTAAAAATGTCTAGACAAGAGGTAATAAACTTTTTGTGTTACTATGACAGAAACGGAGTTTACAGAGATGAGGAGTGCGAAGACGAGTGCATTAGTCCCTTGACTTTGGAGGCTGCTCAAGAGTATGCTATAAGGTTTCTCGATGGAAATGGATGGGATAGCGAAGAGTATGGAGACCCAACGGAAAACCAACATTTCAGAAATGAACTATTAAAAAAAATTAATGAATAACTAAAACACTTATTAACATGAACAATCAGAAATCATTTGCCTATTGTGAGGCAGTCGGAAAATCAAAAGTTTGGGCAGCATACGCTGAGTACTTCGCTTGCGAAGAAATCCTTGAGGAAGATTTTAATCATAATTCGGGCTATGTTTATTTATACCTTGAAGGTGTAGCTATTGGGAGTTTACTTGGTGGAGATGTTGAATTCATAGTATACAATGAAGAGACAGATGGGGAAATGTTTTTCGACTCTTACCAAGAACTTGAGCAACATTGGGAGTCTGCTAAACAAGGTTAACCGAGGAGGCTTTAGTAGCCGAAACAATTGGGGCGAAAGCCCCTTTTGTCTTAACCATAAACAATAAAAAGATGATTACAGAAATTAGAAAGAATAGCAAATGGGAGGCTTTAAAAGACTTCAACATTGGGATTGGTTCGCATAGTCAGAACCCAAACACGACAAATCTTTTGATAAAAAAAGGGACTTTCCTCGTATGGGATGAGGACTCGCCAAATGGTAATGTTTGGTTTTATGTAGTAGTTGACGGAATAAAGCACAGAGGGAAAATAGAATGCGGATGCATTTTGAATGCAGTAAAAGATAATAGAATCCAATTAATTGACAATGGGGAAGGATTTGCCATTTATGGCCCATCATCTATTAAAAGATATTTGCATAGTCAATAGGATCAGGCAAGGCATTTAAATTTTAGCCTATTTTAAGCCCATTTAAGACCTCTAAATTTTTGCCTATGTAACACCACTCAAAAAAATATATCGTTCAACCAGCGGCTTAAAAATGCCATCCTTGACCTTTCTAGGTTTCAAGGTGGCTATGCCATGCAGTCTGCCTACCTATATAGGTAAGAAATCGGTCGACCCCGACCCCATAGTGTAAAACATGGCGGTTTGACCCATAGTGTAAAACAAAACCAGGTTGACCCCATAGTGTAAAACAGAACCGGTTCAACCCCATAGTGGAAAACAAAATCTCCTGGGGTGTTAGTGTAAAACAAAACCATTTAAACCAGGATATTACCCTTAGTGTAAAACAAAATAAATTTTATAATTCACTTGCATTTGTTGTGCAGACTCTTGTACCTTAGCATCATTAATCACTTAAACACAAACACAATGTTAAAAGATCACCACTTTATCCTTGAGCAGTCAGGGTTTACCCTGGAGCTTGAATCCTTCTCCAACGAAGGCATTGTCCTAGACCTATTCTTTGGCAATGGTAAGTCACTCACCCTAGAATTGTACGATGACCTAAACGAGCGTTTTACCGATCACTATCGGGTAGTATGTGCAATCCTAGACCCTTTTATTGTTGAACAACTAGAAGCCAATGTAAGACAATGCTTTACGAAATGATGACCGCCACCGAGTACGGTGTACTACGTGGCTTTACCGAAAAATCTACTAGAGTTCACCAGATTATCCGCTCAGGTGTATGGCCTGAAGAATGGGTGTATCCGCCAAAGAGATTAGGAAACCAATGGGTATTGTTTGTATCAACTAACTGGATTAATAATGGTAGAGGAAAAAATTGAGCAATGGATTCTTGAGAACTTCGGGGAAGTACCCCATAGTGAAAAAATAGAGATTCTTAAAACCTTTGAGATGTATTGGGATGAGATTAGTTACCGATACGCTGAAATGAAAACACTAGAAAAATATAAACACTTAAAACGATGAAAGAACTAATTGCAATCCAATCGGAGCTTAAAGCTCCAAAGAATCAGTTTAATGCCTTTGGCAAGTACAAGTACCGATCCGTAGAGGATATCCTAGAAGCGGTAAAGCCTTTGCTATTGAAGTATGAATGTACCTTGACTATTGAAGACGAGGTAAAAGAAGTTGGCGGTCTTGTCTTCATAGAAGCTACTGCATCTATTCAGGTAGACAAAGAAAGCAGAACTGAAGGCAGAGCCGTTACTGCCCAGGCAGGCATTGACATCAACCGCAAGGGTATGGATGTTGCGCAGTCGTACGGAAGCTCATCGAGTTATGCTCGAAAGTATGCGCTTAATGGTCTTTTCCTCATCGATGATACAAAAGACCCTGATTCTACCAACGATCATGGTGGTAAAAAAGAGGAGTTAACTCCATCTCATGTAAAGTGGCAAGGAGCAAAGGATTCTTTGGCTAATGGCAAGGTTACCTTAGAGCAAATTAAGTCGGTTTATATTCTTACAGCACAAAACGAAAAACTTCTATTATCATGAACTTTAAATGTAGAGCAAGTGCCCTTGGTCAATTGATGACTAACGCACGGAGTAAAACAGAATCATTGTCTCAGACAACTAAAAGCTACCTAGAGGATTGGTACAAGGAGCAGATTTACGGAGTAAAGAAGCAGATTAAGAGTAAGTACATCCAGAAGGGATTGGCTCTTGAAGATACGGCTATCGAGTTTTACTCGGTAGCTATGAATAAGGACTTTATGATAAAGAACCTAGATCACTTCGAAGATGATTTCTTCACAGGTACTCCCGATTGTTTTCACGAGGGTATAGTCTATGACTTTAAAACCTCGTGGGACTGCTTTACTTTCCCTCTGTTTGACGATAGTCCCGACATGGGGTACTACTATCAACTCCAGGTTTATATGCACCTGACTGGCTTAAAAAAGGCTAAGTTGGTGTACACCCTTCAGGACACTCCAGAGTTCTTGACTTACGAGGAGCCTGTAAGCTACTCCCATGTGGAAGATAAGTACAGAATCAAGGAGTTTGACATTGAGTATGACCCCCAGGTAATTGAGACGGCTAAGGCTAAGGTATTGGAGTGTAGAGAGTATTTAAAGTCTATGGCGGTATGACATCACTAACTCAAGAACAGAAAGACGAGATAGCTAGGCTATATAAACTTAAAGTAATGAATAAGAATATAGCTACTATACTAAATATTAGTAAGCATCTAGTTAATAATTATATATACAAGGAGTATCTGTTGACCAACGAGAGAGCCAAGAACACTTGCTCTCACCTTAAGTCTGCGGATCAGGTTCTTGAATTATATAAGAAAGGTCTACCATATAAAGAAATTATGTATATGACTGGTGTAAAATACCATCATTTATGTGATATTCTCAAACTGACCGATGAGAGAAGAGTAAAGTCTCTTAGTATAAAAATAGTGAGACAAATCGAGCGTATGGTAGCGGAAAAGTGGAGGACTTGCGACATCGCAAAAGAGCTGAATCTAGACTACAACAGAGTCTCACATTGGGTTCGAAAAGCCAAGAAGGAGGGTGTACACTAGTTTACACTAAGTGTACACCTAAGTGTAAACCAAAATCGGCCTCCATTGGCTCAAATCGCAATAAGTGAACACTTTGAACACTTTTTGACAAAAATGAAAAAAAATAAATTTTCACCTAGTCAAAAAAAATATATTCTAAAAAAAAGTGTAAACTTGTAAACCTAGGGCAAAAAACGGCCTAAAATCTGCGAAATTAGAGAGTATAGGCGGTTTTGGGGGGTTTACACTAGGTGTAAACCAAGTGTAAACTTGTGTACACTTTTTTGCCCAAAAATGCCATTTTTCTATAAACCTTTGTAAAACACGAAAATGAACGTAACGCTAGGAAGAGCAATCAATTTACTGAACTCAGGGTTCAGCGTAATGCCCATATCTGAGGGTAAAAAGCCTCTAATTTTATGGAAGGAATACCAGACAAAAAAGATAGAAAAGTCAGAATTAGAGAAGCTCGAAGCCAAGACCAAAGGGTACGGTATTATAACTGGTTATTATAATGTTGAGTGTATAGATGTAGACTTAAAGGTATTCCCAACCATCCAAGATGGAAAGAAGTTTTGGAGTGAGTTTGTCTCCTTTATATCTGATCATATTGATGACTTTAATAGAAAGTTTGTTATATATAAGACTAT